GCGATTCCAGCATCTTCTTGAATAATATCAACCAGGCGGACCTGTACGGTTTCACCCTGGTGATCAAGTGCGGCGGGGACCTTATTGGTGACACACTGAATGATACTGCCAGTGCCTCCTTGGCTACAGAGGAAGCAGTTACAGGGGCGCTCGCCTTCGACGGGGAGTTCGAGGTTTCTCTGATTGCAGAAGAGGCTACCCCAGCTACCCTCGCTTTCCCTGGGGATACGACCGATTCTGTAGCAGTCGCCGAGACATTGGAGGGAGGTGCGTCTACGTCGAGGTCTAGGTCAGACTCTCTTGCTGTTTACATCGCCATAGGTACTGACGTACCAGAGTTAGCTGATGGAGCGGATAGTGCCTCTGTCAGCGAAAGCATGTCCAGCACCCGGGAAGCCAACGGCATGGGCTATGCTTGGGCGATAGTCAGGGCGACACAGAATGGTTGGAAGGTAGCTGACTGCCTGTGGAGCGACACGCTTGCTATCGAGGAAGTCGTTATAGCAGGACAGGGAACTCCAGCAGACTTGGTAGACGCACTGACCATCGCCGATGTGGTAGCCGCTTACGCCGAGGCCAGCGCCTTGATGGCTGAGCTCATCTCTATTGCAGAGTCCTCCAGCGTGACCCAGATCCTTGGTGGAAGTGTTTCCGAGACTATGCAGATTCTCGCACAGGCGACCACCACAGCGGAAATGTACGCTGCTGCTGTCGAGTCGGTAATCCTCATCGACCAGTGGCTGGCGGAAGCCCTCCGACGAGAGATCAAGAAGTTCATGGCCAGCGGCCGGGTAACCAGCTTCCTGCATCGCCTGGTGGATCTATCACAGTTCATGGTGGACAAGAAGATGCTGGAGTTCGACTGCACGACGGCAGCGCGGGAGGTGCTTGAGCAAGAGAGGTTTACTGACTACGCTTCGGACCAGCCAAGATCTGAGGTGTTTGCTACCTCGAAGGCCCAAGTAGTCTTTCAGTGCCCAAAAACTGTACAGTTTACAGCAGAGCTTGTCCCGGTAATATTTTATTGCGCCGAGGTGAAGGCCGCCGGCGAGACCCCAACCAAGAAGGATTTCGAGGTGTAATATGGATGCGTTTGAGAAACAGCCGTACGAGGAGTTCACTGTCAGCACCGACTTTTCTCGGAACTTCGCAACCGGAGAAACGGTGGCCAGCCAGACTGTCACCGCAGTCGACAAGGATGGCGCGACGGTGACGACCACAGTAACTGATCAGACCACGGTCGCCAACGACGGAGGCAGCAAGGTGAGTGTCCTGGTCAAGGCCGGCACCGTCGCAGCGAGTCCGTACCGCCTGACCTTCCGGTGTGTCACCTCGACCGGGCACAAGTGGGAGCATGACATCCAGATGAATGTTAGAGAAATATACTAGCATAATATGGTAACTTTCTGATACAGTAAACCGGAGGAGGGGGAAATGGCTACTGAGGAGCGAATCAAGCAACTACTCGACTGTGCAGTCAAGGTGCCTACCAAGGACGCGGCCGGGGTCTATATCCCAGGCGGGATGGACGCGACGGTCAGGGCCAAGGCGATCGCTGACTGTCTGAGAATTGTACAGGATGAGAAGATGAAGGCTGAGGTGGTTCGTGCCTGATATCGATTTCAAATTCACCGCGTCGCCAACCGTCTCCAAATTCATGCGGTCGAACGCCTTCCATCGGGCAATTATGGGCCCGATCGGCTCCGGCAAGAGTGCGGCCTGCTGCGTCGAGATCCTGCGCCGGTGTTTGGAGGTGCCGATCTGGAACAAGGGCAAGCGGTCTTCACGGTGGGCAATAATCCGGAATACCAATAAGCAGTTGCGAGACACGACCCTCAAGACGTGGATGCACTGGATGAAGGACTTCGGTACTTGGCACGACACCAAGATGTTGTTCCGGCTGAACTTCGGCGAAGTCGATTCTGAGATAATGTTCCTTCCGCTTGATACTGAGGACGATGTAGGAAGGGTTCTCAGTTTGGAGCTAACAGGTGCATTTATCAACGAATTTCGGGAAGTGCCTGTCGCCCTTTACTCATCCATCAAAGGCAGACTCCGGCGCTACCCAAACCCGGTCGAAGTCCCGGGAACATGGTATGGCTTGATAATGGACTCCAACCCGCCGGAGATCGACAGCGCTGCTTACAAGATGATGGAGCACCTGCCCCAGGAAGAGGGCAACCCGAACAGCGTCATCAAGGTTGACGCCTTCAAGCAGCCTTCAGGCATTTCTCCAGAGGCAGAGAACCGAGATCATCTCCACCCGGATTATTACACTGACTTGGCGGAGGGGGAGACTAAGACCTTCGTCGACACTTACATCCACGGCCTCTATTCTCCATCGCTGTCCGGCAAGGCGGTCTACGCTACTACCTTCAAGGCAGAGCGGCACGTGTCGCAGACTCCCCTGCAGATCGACCCATTCCTGCCGGTCATTATTTCTTTCGATTGCGGGCTCACACCGGCGGCAACCTTCAAACAGATGGACCTCGACGGACGGGTGAGGGTCCTGCGGGAGGCGGTAGCTTTTGACATGGGTATGAAGCGGTTCAGCAAGAACAAACTGCGGCCGCTTATCAAGAACTTCTTCCCAACCAACCCTCTCATCTTCATCGGTGATCCGGCGGGCAAGCGGCGGGCCGACTCGGACGAGTCCTCAGCGTTCAAGGTCCTGCAGGCTGACTTCGACGAGGAAGGAGCCATCGTCAAGGCAGCATCGACTAACGATCCGACCACCAGGATCCAAGCTACTGAACAGATGCTGAGCAACTACCCGGACGGGGACCCGCTGATGGTGATTGACCCGTCCTGCAAGTGGTATATCGAGGCCCTGCGCAGCAAATACCGGTACCAGAAGCAGAAGATGACTGGTAAGTATTCCGACAGCCCAGAGAAGAACGAGTGGTCACATATCGCCGAAGCAGGGCAATATGGAGACTTATATTTATTGTCAGGCAAATATGACCCTGCTGAGCATATACGGGTTACCGACTTCAACCCCCTCAACCACCCCACGCCGTACCGACCGGCGCAACGCGAAGGATACTGATGGAAATCAATTACGAAGAACTGGCGAAGACAGGCGCGCTGCTCAAAGGTCAGCTCGGGCAGTTCATCAATGACCGGGCGTTGTGCGAGATCCAGTGGTTGAAGAACCTCCGGCAACACGCCGGCCAGTATGACCCGGATATCCTCGCCGGCATCCCGGACGAGCGGTCGCATGTCTACCCCAGAGACACCAAGGTCAAGATCAAGGGCGGGGTGGCCAAGCTGATGGAGATGATGTTCCCCAGCCAGGATCGTAACTGGGCACTCGGGGTTTCTCCCAGCCCGTCTATCCCGCAGGAAGCCCTGCAGAATATCCTCACCACCTTGCAGCAGTCCGGCCAGCCGATGAGCAGCGACGCGATCGAGCGAGAGGTCAGGGCCTTCGCCGAGGCGAGGAAGGGTAAGATGGAGATCGAGATCGCCGACCAACTCTCCGACGCCGAGATCGATTACCCGCAGCTCTGCAAGAGGGTGGTTCGCAGCGGCTACATCTACGGCTTCGGCGTTGCCCGCAGCCCGATGGTTCGCACCCAGCAGGAGCGGGTCTGGGATGCCGCCCCGGTAACCGGTGCCTATGTGGCCAAGACCAAGACGGTCAAGCGACCGTACCCTGAGAGTCTGCGGATCTGGGACTTCTATCCTGACCTTATGGCGAAGTCCTGGACCGATCAGGATATGGTTTTTGAGCGGGTAGTAATGACCCGGCATGATTTCCGCAACCTCGCCAAGCGCAGCGACTTCATGTCAGACCTAGTCAAGCAGTACCTGAAAGATCACCCGCAGGGTAACTATACGGCCAAGACCTACGAGACCGAACTGCAGCAACTGGCCAAGACCGCTAACCTCTCAGACCGCACTGCTCGCCGGTACGAAGTCTACCGGGGTCTCGGCTTTATCTCAGCCCACAGCTTAGCCGCGGCCGGGGTGGAGATTAAAGAAGACGAGATGGATGAGGATGTCTTCGCCGATCTGTGGTTCATCGACGACGTAATCATCAAGGCGCAAAAGGCTGCCT